CTTTCTTAGTTTGGTCTGCTGCGGAGCCTTGTATGAGCTTATTTAGGGCTTTGTAGGTAAACGCACGTCTAATCCTTTGAGGCCCATACTCTCTTCGAGCGTCATCAAGTTTCATAGGCTTGTTATACCCAAATGCCATAGGCTCCCACATATCAAACCGACAACGTCTGCCCAAGATTGTTCTTATCTTACCGTTCTGTTGTGCAATGCGTGAAACCTTGTCTGCCAGACCTTTAACAAATGGGACTTTATCATGGTACAAATCAAGTAAATCTTTTGCTTCATCTGGAGAAATGCCCATTGTAGCAGCTAATTTAGCCTTACCCATTCCATACATAATGCCCAAGTTAACAGTCTTAGCCTGTTTGCGTTTAATACCTGCCATGTCCGCTACCATCTGATGGAAGTCAGCATCGCCCTTGTGATACTCTTCAACAACGCCGTCAATCTGCGTATGTCTGTCTGATCCAGATAGGGACGCACAATAATGCACAAGCAATCGGGGCTCTTGGCTAGAGTAGTCAAAGCTCCCCCATCTCTCACCGTCTTCTGGAATAAACAATCCACGAATCAAAGACTTAATCTGTGGATCTCTCGCAGGCAGCTGTTGCAAGTTAGGGCTTGAACTTGAGAACCGCCCAGTTACCGTACCTCCGTCATCGGATCTTAGCTGATGAAATTCAGCATGAATACGTCCGTTGTGCGCGTGTTTAAGAATACTATCAATAAAAGTGTTCTGCGCTTTATCTAACTCCCGGAGACGTAGAATGTTTGCCGCAATCGGATGTGGACACCCTTGCAACCATGCCTTTGTAAAGGACGGCTTGTTTGATGTCTCTGTCTTATCGTATGGTATGTTGTGATAATCAAAAGCTTTAGCCACACTCGTCGCTACCCACGGCTCGATCTCAAAGCCAACGTCCTTCTTAATCTCTGCGTTAATAACCTTCTTCATTGCCAGAAGATCTTTCTTAACACGCTCCGCACCATCAACATCAACGCAAACACCACGCTCACGCATATCTAACATGAGCGGTATGAGGCTTGTCTCTAGCTCAAAGATAGAAGATAATTCATTAGAACTAAGCTCAACCTCAAACTTATTCCATAGCTTCAAGGTCATTCGAGCATCTTGTTCTGCGTATACCCCTACAAACTTTGCAGGTAACTTCCACAGTTCGCCCTTTGGATCTATGCCAAAGCTTTTAGCCGCCGCTCTCAAGCCCTTCTCGTTCTTCCTCATGTCAATATAGTCTCGGCCAAGATTGTTTAGGCTGTAACTAAATCTGTTCTCATCAATCAACGGAGCCGCAACCATCGTATCAATGATCTTGCCCTCGATCTTAACACCTGCCCATCTTAGCCAGCCAGCATCATAGGTTGCATTGTGCATGATCTTAGGAATATGGGGCGTTGCTAATTGAACCTTTAACCATTCCATAACACGGCGTTGTGTAAGGTTGCCTCCCCCTTGGTGCTTGATAGGATAATAACCGTCAAAGTCTCCCGCAGAAACCGCAATGCCTACGATAAAACCATCGTCGCGTGCCCAACCTGGGCCTAGTGTCATTAGGTTTGGGTCACAGGTTTCTAGGTCAATTGCTATGTAAGTGCTTTGCGTTAAGTCTGGAAACTGATCTGGCGCTGTCCAATCTGTTTCTAAGTCCAAGTGATTAAAGTCTTCTCTCTCCCAAAAGGATAACGTACTCTTCCCTTTAGCCATTAAGAGTTCTCCTCATCGTCATATAAGATCGAGCCTTTGATCCAAACATCTAATGCAGCTTTCGGATAGGATCCTGACTTATTAGAAATAACCTTTCCGTCCTTAAACAAAAACAAAGCTGGAATACTGCGAACGCCTAACTTACTTGGTGTCCCCGGATTCTTATCAATATCCATCTTCACGATTTTAATTTCACCCTGGTACTTTTCTGACAACTCCTCAAGTGCAGGTGCTATCTGCAAACATGGATTACACCACTCCGCCCAAAAATCTACTAACACTGGAACATCGCTCTTTAGAACGTCTTCCTCGAATGTCTCATCTGTACTGTTTATCATTCCTCGCCTCCTAATGCTGCATAACCGCAGATGTCTACCCAACTATCTTCGTGATCTGGTGTCTCGATTAGTCTGGATACTTTTAATTGAACCAAGCACAAGTACACTTGGTCTACTGTAACGTCTTGCCCAAGGATCACAGACCACAATCTTGCCACACGCAAATGGTTCGTGTGTGAGTCTCCGTAGTCCTTGGCTCTGGGACCATTGATATAGCCCTCTGCTTTTCTTAGTATTTCTTCTCGTCTCATATATCATACCTGTATTTTGAACTTGTTTCTATTATGTGTAGATTTTCTTTTGTTCTTGTTATCCCTGTGTAGAAAATCCTATGCTCGTCGTCGGGAAACTTACTGTTAACGCATGGGTATGCAGACTCTGTTAACAACATTATGTTGTCATCTTCTCCGCCCTTCATTGCGTGTATCGTGGATAATTTTATTCTAGGTCTGCCAAGGTTCTCTCCTCGACTAACAAGAGATCTCATGTAACGCTTGTCATCCAAGGACATATTAACAACACTACTACCTTGACAGTGTTTTTCTGCAATCAATCCGTGATTCTGGACTAGCTCATCATAGTTAAGCATTACATCTTCCTCGACATATTCCAAGGTTTTAGCAAATCCTCTTTTAATAACGGCGTTCGCCCCTTGTTTTGGTGCAAGCTTGTACATGGCTCGAATAAGAGAAACAGATACTGATTGACCTTCGACCAAAGTATCCCACGTTTCTATGCCCCTCATAAGATCTGGGTTAAGACTAGGTATGCCATACCTCTCAAATAAATAACCACTCTCCCTGAGTTCATGTGCAATCGTGCCGATTACTTTGTTGGTTCGAGCCATAATTGTCCATGAACCTTCATCAATATTCACATCATACCAATTTGAATAATAATTGATCGTTCCCTCATGCTTTGTCGGCAACCAGTTCTTTTCATGCCTGGTGTCTATTCGTTTAACTATTCTGTTTGCAAGTGCATGGACAGAGTTGGGCACACGATAACTCTGTTCTAAAATCTCTACCTCATCACAGATCTCCATGAATTGTTCTACTCGAACCCCCATCCATCTGTGTACCGCCTGATCATCGTCTCCAGCGTACCATATACGCTCCGCTGACGTCCTTAACAGCTTAACTTGCTCCCACTGTAGCGGTGTTAAGTCTTGCGCCTCATCGACGATTAAAACCTCTAGGGACGGTGCAGACCCCTGATCAACAAACTGCTTGATCATATCTGTGTAATCGTACTTGCCGTTCTCTGACTTATATAACGAGTATATCTCATCAACCTTCTTTAACATCGGCCAACTCAAGTTATAATTCTCTGTGTCATTGTACTGTTCTTCTAGCGATACCATACGCAACGTTGCTCGACCTATGAGTTCTAGGTACTTGTTGCCTTCTTTTACTGAGGCAGGTAGCAAACCATCCGCCAATGCAGAAGCAGTGTTGTTGTCAAAGATTAATCCGAGCTCTTTTCCTAGCATATTGAAATCATACCGTGAAACAACTTCCTCGGTTTTCATGCCAAGCCATTGAAACCCTGTCGAGTGTAGTGTTCTAAACCAAGGCACGTCTTTATCCGTTAACCCTAGTTCAGCTATAGTCCTAGCTTTAGCTTCCTCGATAGCCTTCTTGGAAAACGAAACAAACCCTATCTTCTCTGGAGGAGTTCCGCTCTTCAACTCTTCCTTTACAACATTGATTAGCCGATAAGTTTTGCCGCAACCGGGAGGCCCAAGGATTAACTTTTCACTCATCCTTGGCTCTCGGTCTCTGGTCAATCCACTCTTGGATATCTTTTTCCAACCATCTCACTGTACTGTTTTTCTTGGCATCGCCAAATACAACAGGTAAGGGAAAGTTTTTCTCCTCCACCCATTTGTATATCGTTGATCGAGAAACACCGAACTTCTCAGCTATTTCCCCAATCTTAACGTAGTTCTGGTCTCGCCACTCATTAGAATGGGACTTCATTATGTAACTCCTTTTCATTAGTAGGTATCTCAACTTCGTTAGCTTCAAACTTAGGAACCCACCAAACCCTAATATTTGTCCACTTCCCTCCTTCTGTCTTCACCTTGTACTGTCCGTGGCAGCTTTGATTTCCATTCAGATCTTTTAGTCTCTGTTGGATTTGTGGTCTGTTGTACAAGGTAAATCCTCTCTGTCGTAAAAACTCCTGTAATCCCTTCATCGTAAAGTAAGTAAAGTTGTCTTCCGTCCAAGGCTTGCCCATAGACAACTCTTCTGGAAACTTGGCTCTAATCCTACTCATGCAGAACATCTCAAGAAGTTCTTTAAACTGGCCTACACTCGTTAGTTCCTCTGACACCTCGATGTGTGTGGCGTTGTTAAGTAACGAATTAACAATAGGTTGCCACTCCGTAGGTTTTGCTAATGGTGGCATAAAGTTTATCTGCTCCATGCAAGCCCTTTGGAACTGTAATGGCATCTGTAATTGCTCTGTTGTAATCTCTAAACGTTTGCCGTCTACATCTAAAAAGTACAATCGAGGCTCGGACAAAAGTATCGTCAGCCCACCAATTTGAGGCGTGGCATCTGCATCACCAATACCAAACGTGCGTGTCTTACACATCGCTTTGTTACAATGACTAGACATCGGCTCGTCTTTGCAAGTGTAAAGATACTCTTTCTTATCTATCTGTTTTTGTAGTCCGACAATCTCATTGGCTGGAAGAGGCGGAACGCAATGCTTCTGGTTCAGCTCTTCGTGTTTATCTTTCCATGTATCCGGGAACTTCCTCTTTAGGTATAGTCCGCCGTTAAACATCACCTTGTTTCTCGTACCCTCTGGTATGCCCATAGAAAAAAACATCTGTAAACATGGTGGTGCATCTGAAAACTGCTCTCGTTGTGTACCAAAGTCTATCTTCTCTAAGCTCGATACTGTCGTCTTTCTCTTGTCTACCTCATCAAGGAACTCTTCTAAGGTCATGTCGTCGCCATTTTCTTTGAACGCATAACGAACAGTGTTCGCTTGGTCAAAGTACGGTAGGTTAATAAAGTTACCTACATCTCCACGCTCGGCAAGAATACGATCTTGTTTGGGGAAGATTTCACATCCCGCGTAACCTAAAGCTGCAGACATCTCGCCTAAATAATCTCGGATCTCGGACGCACTCGTTTCTGTCTTCATAAACAAAAACAAATGTGCACCTCCGCTCTTCGATCTGCAAACAACCAATGGTAACTTTAACTTACGACACTTCTTTAAAACTTCGAGGTGGTCTATGGGATAGGTGTCTATGTCTAGCACACCAAAATTGCACAGGTTCTTATCATTTATTGGTATTGACCCAACGCCCTTTGTTCCCTTTAAATGCTCCTCGATTAAATCCTTTGTTAACGGTTGCTTGACTATGTAGCTTTTTGCATCTGTCTTGCCGTTACGTCTCGTTTTACCTATCGTTGTCTGTCCATGAGCAAGGTCTGAACCTCTAAATGCCGCTTTAAAACGGTCTGTCAAAGACATATGTTTCTCCGTAAAAAAGAGGAGAGCCTCAGAAAGACCCTCCTCGTGTTAATTAAAAGGGTGCTTCTTCTTTATCATCGTGATCCTCGACTACCGCCTTGGCTTCACCCTTTTGAATTGACTTACGGAAATTAATTGCTTCCTGTAGCAATGCTTCATCGTCTATCATTTTTACTTTCTCGACAGACCAATTGTACCAAGTACCCATGTCATTGCTTTGCTCGACAGTTGTTAACCGCCAAACAGTGCCAAATAACGCTGGCGTTTTAAGAACGCCTTGTGCATCTTTGACCTTTAGCATTGCAATTTGTGTCTTCCATCTTCGAGACACGGATAGTTGGGTTGATTTCATATCAACAATTACGGGCTGATATAGTCCATCCGAACCTATAAGCATACAGTAGTGTTGATCGCTCTTCACTAACTCATTGCCGTTAGGTAGGATTTCCTTACCACCTGTTCTTGTCGCCCTGGCAATATTTGGATCGTCAGCAGATAACTCGCCAACAAAACCACCACCGCCCTGATCACGAGGTATAAACTCCAAGTACTTCGTTTGTTGTAAACACGGTACAACCTCGAAGCCTTCCTCGCCACTCCAGTAATCCCCAGTTACTGTATTAAACGCATCACCTTGAGACGCTCCCTTTATAAAAGCAGAGTCATTCTTCTTAATCTGTGGTGACAGAGCCTGTATTACGCGAACGAATGGTATCTGTAATTCAGAGGTATCATAATCAACCCCTTCTCCAGATAACAAGTCGCTCATCAAACTTGCAGGTAAAGTTTCTTTCTTCGTAGTAAGTTCCGACATTATGATTTCCTCCTTACATCAGCAGTTCGAGCCACAAAAGCACCGAACAAGTCGAGATCTATTGGTTCGCCATTCTCCACTCTCTCGCGGACAAAAGCTTTTAAAGTCATTGCATGAATGTGCGTCTTTGATTCTGGATGAAAACCTTTGTTCTCAAGATCAACCATTAATGATCCTGCAACATTGTCCTCCCCTCGACCAAAAGACAGAACGACATCGTTCTTTATAATGTCGTCCAGACCGTTTTCACGAAGCCAATTAAATGCTTCCTCGCGCCGATCCTTGGGTATGCTTGCAGAAACAAATGGCTTTAACGTCACCGTTGCTCCCTCCACATCTACGCGCTCGATGCCCATTTCATCCATAACTTGTGGAATCATATCAATGGATAGTCGTTGCTTTTCCGCCTTGAGCTGTTTCAATGCCTCTTCAGTCTTTAAAATATCTGAAGCTACATCGTTAAGCTTTGTAACCAAGTTGGATAATTGTTTCCCGGTTTGCGTATCGACTTTATCTAGTGTCGAGGCTTCCGCGAACATTGTTTCTTCAAAAATATCTGTCTTCATGACAAGTACATCCTCTTCAGGTTTAAGTTGACGGCATCTTATGAATACCGTATGGTGACTCTATCGGAGGATATAGATGAAAGTCAACAACAAATTTAAAACTAAACCATATCGACACCAGGAAGAGGCATATCAAAAGAGCGAAAACAAGGGAGCATTCGCCTATCTTATGGAAATGGGTACTGGTAAGTCAAAATCCCTGTTAGATGACATTGCAAGACTTTACTCCGAAAAGCAAATAGATTTTGCAATTATTATCGCACCAAAGGGCGTTTATCGTAATTGGCTCGAACTGGAGATCCCCGCACACTTCTGGGACGATCTACCTGTTAGTGTGTCCAGTTGGCAGTCACCAATGACCAAAGGACGCAAGCAAGAGATTAAAGAAATGTGTGCCGCCACAGATAAGATGAAAGTGTTTGTTATGAACGTTGAAGCTTTCTCATCAATTCGGGGACGCGAGGCGGGTGAATGGTTCGGGAGAAAGTTCGGGGCTAAAGGTCTAATAGCAGTTGATGAATCAACCACGATCAAAAATCATAAGGCCAAACGAACCAAGGCTCTGATCAAACTATCAAGAAGTTTTAAGTATAAAAGAATATTAACAGGATCCCCGGTTACAAACTCACCGCTTGATTTGTTTGCACAGTGCGAGTTCTTAGGAGCACAAATGCTAGGGTTTAGTTCGTTCTATGCTTTCCAAGCTCGGTACGCTATACTCAAGAATGTAAAGATGGGCACTAAGTCCTTCAATCAAATAGTCGGGTTTAGGCACATCGAGGAACTAACCAAGAAGCTCGAAGCATTTAGTTTTCGGGTTCTAAAGGATCAATGTCTTGATTTGCCAGAAAAAATATACACCGCCAGGTATGTTTCCATGACAAAAGAACAACTCGATATGTACACACGCATACAGAAACAAGCACTTCTGCTCTTGGACAACGGCGATTTAGTCACAACACCTGCGGTCATTACGCAAATGCTTCGGCTGCAACAGATACTTTCGGGGCATTTAAAAACAGATGATGGAGAGATTATCTCGTTCCCGACCCAACGCTTGGACGCACTGCTTGATATATGTCATGAGAGTTCGGGGAAAATAATTATCTGGTCCAGGTTTAGATACGATATCATCTCTATCACACAAACATTAAAGAAAGTTTTCGGGGACAGATCTACAGCATCTTTTTTCGGGGATACATCAGAAGACGAAAGACAAAGAATTATCCGGGAGTTTCAATCAGAAAGTTCGGGGCTTAGATTTTTTGTAGGAAATCCTGCAACCGCAGGTCGTGGCCTTACGCTGACAAGGGCCAACACAGTCGTTTATTATTCAAACGATTTTAATCTTGAAACCAGAGCACAATCTGAAGATCGAGCACATAGAATTAGTCAGCATAACCCTGTCACCTATATAGATTTAGTTTGCGAGAGCACAATCGACGAAAAGATCGTAAAAGCTCTAACAGGTAAAATAAAAATGAGTGCAAATGTATTAGGAGAAAATGTAAGAAAATGGCTGAAGTTAGACCCCAAATCAAAAGTAGCGTAGACGTTATCGTCGAATATAAAAAAGGAAACATGGGAAAGGATCAAGCGATCCAAAGATTTGCCGCCCTGACAGGTTTGTCATGGGAGTTGGCTACTTCGTTCATCGAACCTTTGTCAAAAAGAAATGTTGTCAAGTTTCCCGGTAAGACAGAAAAATGAGTCTTTGTTCAGATTGCAGACAAGAGTTTGCTACTTCGAACAAAAAGAGATGTGCTCGATGTAATGAAAAATTTATTTGCATGGCACAATGGAGACAAAGGGGCGTTCCTCAAGGAAAAATTAGTGCCCACCTTACTCCCGAAGTAGTAGAATGGCTTTGCGAACAGGCAGGTAAAAGCCAAGTAGACATGGCAACGATTGTTAGTGCCATAGTAGTAGATGCCTATTATGATGAGATAGAAGATGGAAAATACAATACAAAAAAGAATTGATCGTCTCCAAGATTTAATTGAAATTGAAAAAGACCTTGGACGTAAAAACGAAAGAGCAATCTCAATGTTCAGAGGTGAGATAATTCATCTATATAAGTTGTTGTTGGAAAAAGCCCCTAGCGTTGAAAGCTAGGGGCTAATAACCTTTGTGCTATTCGTTATCAGGGTATTTCCAAGTATCGTAATACTTGTCTAAAATAATCTTGAGCTGACGTGTAAAAGTCCTTTGCTCATGATCAGATATCTCCCTCAGTTTGTCGTGCGTCTCTTTTAACAAACCCACGTTCTTAAATTCTGCTAATTGTTTATTCGCCATTGTTTCCTCCTTTGCGATAAGTTATTTAGCCCAACAATAAGTTACCTTACCGTTGCAAGTAACAGTCGTCCATTACTATTTTTTTGTTCTTAGGTAGTCCATACAAGCGTTTTCGTACAAGCCACCCCTCACATTCTTGCTTACTTCTAAAAGTTTCTTCAAACATAACTGTAGGACAAGTCACGTCTCCATTCAAAAGCACGCACACAAGTGCCATTGCTTTCCAAATCAATCTTTTACATCTTCTTCAACGTGTAAAAATTTTATGCTTGGAGTGTCCTTACGCAACGCATGGTAGTCAAGTTGCACCTTGGCAGAATTAATCATTTTCCCCGCTAGGTTTGCCATCTCGCTTGCGTCCTTGGAGCTTAGTTCACCACTCGACAATCCTTCAAAAGCGATTGCAAGTTGGGTTCTCAGTTCTACTACATTTTTCATTTTTGGTTCTCCCTTTTTATAAACCGTCTGATTTTAATTAATTCTCTCTTTGCCTGAATTAATCCTTGAGGTATGTCTTTATAAGTTAAATTAGTGTTCTTAGTTAAAAGACCTTTAACATAGTTATCACTTAAAT